CCCCGAGCCTGCCGTCCCCGAGCCCGTCCCCGAGTCCACATCTGAGGCTTAAAAAAGTCAAAACTATAAACAGTAAAGATGCAGATTTTCGTCAAGACCCTGACTGGCAAGACGGTTACCCTCGAGGTTGAGTCGAGTGACACAATCGCAAACGTAAAGGCTAAGATTCAAGACAAGGAGGGAATTCCTCCAGATCAGCAACGTCTCATCTTTGCAGGTAAGCAGCTGGAGGATGAGCGTACAATGGCTGATTATAACATCCAAAAGGAGTCTACGATTCACCTCGTATTGCGCCTTCGTGGAGGTTTTTAAATAATTTTTCATAGTATGAATTCTGGCGATTTGCTAGATAGACTTTCCATACTAGAAATAAAAAAGGAACGTATACGCGATCCGGAAAAACTCAAATGTATAGAAGAAGAATACAACAAGCTGTCGAAATTGACAAAGGAAAGAAGTGCCGAACTCAAATGTGTAAATACTATACTATGGAATATTGAAAATGAAATAAGGAGGAAAGAAAAGGAACAGAGTTTCGATTCAGAATTTATATGGCTTGCTCGACTTGTTTATATTTGGAACGATAAACGAAACGAATATAAAAAAAGTGAACAAAAGTCATATACATCATACACGAGTACTAAACCAGAAATACTTGTAATCATACCTCCAGGGTTTGGAGACTGTGCCATTTCAAATGGTCTTATACGAGAATTATCAAAGACTAGAAATGTCATATTGGGAATACACGAGGTGAATATTATTAATATTTCTTACATGTTCCGTGATTTGACAAATATACAGTATATCATTGCTCGAAAGAGACAATCTGAGCAAGAGTTGATAAACCTTGCAAAGGATATAAATTGTGAAAAGTTGTTTTTAGGGTACATGAAACTTCCAGAATTGTCAATTCCTTGTAACTATGGTAAAAATTGGGTAAAGGAAGTGTATAAAGATGCTAACATGGATCCAGATGTTGTGTTTAATTTTTATTGTCTAAGAGATGAAGAGCGTGAAGAGGAATTATATAGACGTGTAATAGAGTATTTAGGAACAACTGAATACATAGTTATTCAGGATTGTGATAAGAGAGGTAAAGTTGATAGAACAAAAATACCAGAGAATGGCGTGAAAGAGTTTTGTATTAGTAAAGGATGTAGTCCAGTTGAAAGCTCATGTATGTTTGATTATAGGTTAGTTATTGAAAGAGCACAGGCATATCACGGGCTTGATTCCGGGTTTTCATGGATTGTAGAATTGAACAAATACAATGTACCAAAAAAGTACCTTCATATGTACGCCCCTCTTGGACGTACGGATGCTCACACTTTTCCTTATGGTTACTATCGTACAGAATGGACTGTGTTACGATAATTTGAGTTTTTTCTCATTGTAAATTAATATGGGACTTTGTCCAAAGAGCTTCGGACCTTATTTCTGGGGCGCTTTCCACCTTGCATGCCTTGCAGCCGTCGACAAAGACAGCCTCAAGACATTCATCGAGACCTACCAGATGATTCTTCCGTGTTTTTGGTGTAGACTTCACTTTTCTCAGTTGCTCGCCGAGTATCCTGTACCAGACACGGACCAGTTTAGATGGTCAGTCGAAATCCACAACAAAGTGAACGAGCGCTTGAACAAGCCTCTGGTGACGTATGAAGAGGCACTTGAACATTGGCTCTCAGGATGCGAACCTCCTTCTCAGCCAGAGCCTTTTATGGACACAACCACAGTCTTATTAATTGCTTTACTCTTTGGATTTATTCTTAGCCTCCTCATCAAAAATTATCGCAAGTAAAAGTAATGAAGCCAGAGGATCAGTTCGAGTATATCTTGATCGCTGGTAAGCTACTTTTCATAGTAGCTTTCCTTAGCCTTTCTCTGGTCAATGGGTACCAAAAATACGTACAAGAAAATCCAAGAAAGTTCATAATTGACTGTGTCGTTTCGGGTATCATGGGAGCAGTAGCTTTTATGCTCATTGCTAAAATGCGTGGTCGCAGTGACCTTGCTTTGAGTGTCGGAATATCCTCATTTTTGCTTTTCTTTATGATTAATGTATTGTTCGAGTTTTCCGGCTTTAATTCCCTCTCGGATCCCAAGTCCACCTTGACTGGAAATGAACAAAACGAAAAGAATGCATTTAAAAAACCAATGGTATGGGCTCCAGTTATCGGAATTTTACTTGTTTATCTAATTTTATTTTTCCGGGCAATGGGAAAAGTTAAGCAGCCGTTCCCGCCAACCATGGCAAAGGAGACTCTCATTTTTGCATTAACATCCGGAATTATGGGTGCATATGTCGCGTACCATCATAACACACCTCTCGGAATGAACATAGGAACAACCACAGCCATGACAATCATGTGGGCAATATTGTATGTTATTCTTCAGCGTGGAGGATTCATTGATCACGTGTTGTTCCCAGATGCTCCTCCATGCATCAAGTAAGCTAAAGACAAAGAGCGTAGTTTAGTAAATGCAGTATGAGCGTCTATCCCATGTGGAACACATCCTTAAGCGGCCAGACACTTACGTGGGTTCCCTACAACCCGAGTCCTCCACTCAGTGGACCCGAGTTGCCGAACATTTTGAACCTTCTGTATGTGTGGTATCTCCTGGGCTGGTGAAGATATTTGACGAGATTTTGGTTAATGCCATCGACCAGTACTCTTTGCACCAAAAGAAGGTTACACAGATTCATGTCCACGTCTCAAGTGACACAATTTCAGTTGAAAATTGGGGAGTGGCTATTCCAATCAAGAAGCATGAGCGGGAAAGGAACCAAGATGGTTCCCCGCTCTGGATTCCCGAGCTCATCTTTGGACACCTTTTGACGAGTTCAAACTATAATGACGATGAGCAGCGAGTGACTGGGGGTCGGAACGGGTACGGCGCGAAACTTGCGAATGTATTTTCAACTAAATTTTGGATCGTAATTAGTGATGGCAAGAAGACGTACCGCCAAATGTGGTACCAAAACATGAGCAAATGTGATGCACCTATCATAGAGTCCATATCGGATGGAACTTATGTACGGGTCGGATTTACTCCCGACCTCAAGAGGTTCGGTGGTCTCGGGGACTTTCTCAAAGTGGCTGAGAAGCGAACCTGGGACGCAGCTCTTTGGTGCCCAAAAGCCAAGGTTTATTTTAATTCAAAATTGATTGAAGTTCGAAGCCTTGAAGAGTACGCCAAGATGCATGGTCTTACGACCTATGGATCTACGACTCTGAAGACGGTGGAGCCTTTTATGGATGTAGTCATCGGACACTCCACGAGTGGCGGATTTCAGCAGTGCTCATGGGTGAACGGTATTGCGACGACCAAGGGTGGAACCCACGTGGACAAGGTTGTTCAGTCACTTGTGACTGAACTCCAAAAGGACAAGAGGTGTTCAACTTTGAAGCCCGCCCAGGTCAAAGCGTCTCTCTTTGTCTTTGTTCGAGCAGTCATCATTAATCCGACATTCAGCAGTCAGACCAAGGCGGAGTGTACTTCAAAGATTTCCGATACTCCCAATTTTCCACCAAAATTCATCAAGGATGTCTTTGCCTCTGGAGTCCTGGACGACCTGGTGTCCAAGGGTCTGACTTTGGTCGACAAAGAGCTCAAAAAGACAGATGGGTCCAAAAAAGCGCGTATCACGGGTGTTCCGAAGCTGGATGATGCCAACTGGGCTGGGACCCACAGGAGTCACGAGTGTACCCTTATTATTACTGAGGGTGACTCGGCGAAAGCCCTTGCCATTGCCGGTCTGAGCGTTGTAGGACGAAACGCGTTTGGCGTGTTTCCACTCCGGGGCAAGCCGCGCAACGTTCGGGATGCTTCGGTAAAACAGGTGACTGACAATGAGGAATTTAGTAACTTGAAAAAGATCCTCGGGCTCCAACATGGCAAAGTCTATAATTCCTTGAGAGAATTACGGTACGGTCGGCTTATGATTATGACGGATGCAGATTTGGACGGGAGCCATATCAAGGGACTGGTCCTGAACATGTTCCATGTGTATTGGCCAAAGCTGATTGAGTTGGGTTTCATCGTGAGTATGGTGACTCCAGTCATCAAGGCGGGCAAGACGTGGTTCTTTACTGAGGAGGCGTTCAGGTCTGCGCAGCAGACTGCCGCCGAAGGCGCCAGTCAGTTCCCTTCGGGAACTCACGTGAAATATTACAAGGGTCTAGGAACATCTACGAGCGCCGAGGCGAAGGAGTATTTCAAACAGATTGAAAAGCTCACGGTAGCCTTTGGACCTGACAAGGATATGAATGAGTCTATGATGCTGGCGTTCGCCAAGGCGCTCGCGGATGACAGAAAGGAGTGGCTCACGAAACACATGTCCACACAGCCTCCTGGTATTCCGTATGGTCAAGTCAAGACTTTGTCCGTGACTGATTTTGTTCACAGAGACTTGGCAAACTTTAGTGCCGAGGACATTAAGCGCTCGATTCCTCACGTGGCAGACGGTCTCAAACCCTCCCAGCGTAAAGTCATTTACGCGTGCCTCAAGAAGAACCTCAACCAGGACATGAAAGTGGCTCAGCTTGCAGGCTACGTGGCTGAACAAACGGCGTACCATCACGGTGAGGCGTCTCTCCAAGGAACAATAGTCAACTTGGCACAGAACTTTGTGGGTTCGAATAATTTGAACCTTTTGGAACCCTCTGGGCAGTTTGGCACGAGGCTGGCGGGCGGAAAGGATGCAGCCAGTTCCAGGTACATCTTCACTCGTCTCGCTCCACACACACGAAAGATTTTTGATTCAAATGACAATTTTGTTCTAAAATATGTTGTGGATGACGGTCAGCAAGTTGAACCCGAGTTTTATTCGCCGATCGTTCCTATGATTCTCGTGAATGGTGCCGAGGGTATCGGTACGGGATTCAGTTGCTATGTACCACCATTTGACTTGGAGTCTATCAAACACAATATCCTATGTGCACTCGAGCAGGTTCCTATGGTGGCTATGAAGCCCCATTTCAAGGGGTTCAGGGGGAAAGTAACAAAGACAAAGGACCATACATGGGTCATGGAAGGAATCGTGGAAAAGGAGGGTACGCAGCTCCACGTCACAGAGTTGCCACCGGGCAAATGGATCCAGGACTTCAAAGAGCACCTAGACGACCTGGTCGAAAAGGGCACGATTCAAAAGTACGAGAATCACTCGACGGAGACAACGCCAGACTTTCGCATATGGGGTGCAGCACTGGACGACCCCGTGAAAGAGCTCGGTCTGACCAAGACGATCCATACGAGCAACATGTACCTGATAGGACCGAACGGCGCGGTGAAAAAGTATGCAAGTCCCGAGGAGATTCTTTTGGACTATATGGAGATTCGCCTAGGTGTTTACAAGAAACGCAAGGCGCACCTACTCAAACAACTTGATGCGGAAGTTCAGTGGCTCTCTGAAAAGGCGCGATTCATAGGTTTCGTCATCAATAAGAGAATACAGGTTCTGAATGTTCCTCTGGAAGAGATTAGGAATCAGCTTCGGACCGAAAACTTCAAAGCGGATATTTGGACAAAGCTTTTGGATATCAAGACGTACCAATACACGCGGGAGGAGGTGCTTAAACTCAAAGATTTGTGTGAAAAGCACGTAAAAGATCGTGAAAATTTGAAAGCGACGAGTGTGGTTCAAATGTGGAAGAATAATCTGAGCGAGTTGTAGAGAGAGGAATGTTTCAGAACATACTCAAATTGGAACGAAGAGTTCAAGAAAGAACACTTGAATTCTACGAAGACTTGCTCGGGAGGAAAGTACCAAAAATGCCAGGAGTTTCTTTTCGGTCATCATCAGGAGCAGCTCCGGTGGCGGCGGCTCTGGCGACGACGGCGCAAGCTCAGGCTACAACACAACCAGAACAAACTCCTATAATCCTTTCACCCGTTGATGCGAGTGGGTTTTATAAAGTAACCGGACCACAAGAGATTACATTTTACGTCACAACTACAAATCCGGAACAACCCGTTGGTCTAGGCTGGTCGGCTGTAGGTATAACGGGTATTATAGGACAGATTCAGGTAATAAGTTCAGATAACTCACCAGGAGTTTTAAAAGTAGATTCTGTAAATTCAGAAACATATCTGTGGTCTTTTGTTCTACAGTCTGATACAGATCAATCTATTGAGGGTATGCAATATGCAACAGGTGCCATTCTTTATCCACCTGGTCAGGTACAGTTTGTTTCCTCGAAAATTAGTGCTCCTGCATATGGGTACTACACTGTAGATAACGGAACGATACAATTTGTATTTTCGGTCCCTCCTCCACAGGGAACGGGACCCGGGTGGATTATGGAGAATATTCCTGGTATACAAGTTCCTTTGAAGGTTGTTTCTTATAGTCAAGGAATAGCTACTCGAGCCGAAGGTAACAATTTGGCTTCAGAACAGAATCTAGTTTTCCAAAACATGGCTGTGATAGAACCTGTGGATGATAGTCCCGCACCACCGATAGACGTACCTGTATACGTCAAGGGTTCACCGGCAGTTATACACGAGGCTTACTTTTCTACAAATTTCATACCAGGACACTTCACAACTGAAACCTATGACCCTAAACTAAAAGTAATTTTGAATCAAAATATAAAAACAGGAAACTCTGCCCCACTTCGAGACTTGAATTCCGGTATCCCATGGGACCCTCCACCCGTCCAAAAGTATATAGACTTGAAAGATCGTGGGTTTTCACAGGGTTCTATTTTAGCACTGAACGCCGTCGGTCCACAGGAAGAATACCTCGTAAGTAACGACTATTCAGGTTCTCAGTTTTCTTCACTTTTTAAACAATACACCAACTTTGTGCAATTTCAACGCGTCACGCCCTTTCCTCCGCCCAACCCTTCATATCAAGGGAATGTTCTTCAGATTGAGTTGCGACCTACAGAGTTGGGGCATCTCCTTTCGAACATGTACATGCATGTGAAGATGCCTGCACTCAAGGGGTATCTTTATTCGGCGAACATAGGCAGAGCTCTCATAAAGCAAATTGATCTTTTGGTCAATGAGACCATTATCGAGACTCTGTATGATGACTGGTACATTATTCGCGACCAACTCTTTTTAGATGCAGATGAGCAAAACGGTGTGAGCTCTGCAGTCAATGTCCAATCTAACATATCCACCCCAATCATCGGAACCGGAGGTGTACTTTCATCAAATGCTTCATCAAACACGATACATACATTTACTACCAATGGAACCTTTACTATTAACACAGCTTCACAGGTGAACCTTTTAATCGTGGGTGGAGGCGGAGCCGGTTCGAACGGTGTTTACCAATATACAAACTCTGCAAACGTGTATTATACTCCGGCGAATCCCAACTCTCTCGTCATGCTTATCCCATCAGTCTTGGGAGCAGCTGTTGGGTCAAACACACTCGTCACGTCGAGTACATGGTCAGCGGGACCCACGTGGTCAAATATTGTATCAGTTTCAACAACGGGTGTAACTTTGAATTTGGGTTCAGCCCCTACATGGGCTTCATATGCAACAGGGACATCCAAAATCACCGTGGGAAGTAATGTGTTTACGGGAAGTACAGTAACCCTTTCTGGAATCAATCCAACAACGACCGGTGCCATCACAGTTTCACCCGCGGCATCGTCGGCGCTCGTCGGTCTACAAGCCACATTTGTTTCACAAAATGTAAAGTTTAGCGGGACGGTCTCGGCTGCCAACTCGTCTACCCTTACAATCAGTCCCGTGACTGGAATACAATGGATTATTTTACCTTCCGGAGTTACTTTAACAATTTACAACGCAAATGGTGGTGGAGGTGGAGGAGTCTTTAATCAGTCTGTGTTTTTGCTTCCAGGAACCTATCCGGTGACTATCGGGTCGGGTGGAACGCAGGCGAGTCCGAACGGTCAGTCATCGACTTTCGCAGGGTACGTCGCAACTGGTGGGTACGGAGGGGCGTATGGAGGTACGAGCGGAACTTCGTATACTTCAAATTCCCAATACATATATTCGAGTGGAACGTCTCTGAACACGGCATATGCATCTGGTGGCGGTGCGGGTGGTAGTGCAAACGTGACGACTGGATTTGGGACATCAGCTTTCACAACCTCGGGAACACTTGGAAGGGGTGGAATAGGTTCTGCATATAGTAATGCAAATTATCCTTACACGCTGGAATATTACGGAGGAGGCGGAGGAGGTTCTGCAAACACGGCAATCACGGGAACTCTCGTGACTCCTGGAGGCTCCGGAGGTGGTGGTGCGGGATCAAGTAACGTGACTGGATTTTCTTCACAAAATACTGCAGCGATAAGCGGAACGATTTACACGGGAGGCGGAGGGGGTGGAGCTTTTGGAAAGACCCCTGGAAATGGAGGATCGGGTGTAGTGATCATATCATATTCAGCAGCGGCAAATACAATTCCAAGTTCGGATATTATCACGCCGCTCGAGTTTTTCTTTTGTCGCAGACACTCGGCAAATAACAAGGCACGTGAGAGACTCCGTAGACCTTATTTTCCTTTGTGCGCCATGTGGAACCAGCGCATGTACGTGCGATTCACGTTCCAACCGAACGTGTGGTGGTGTAACGCCCCCGTAGGAAGTCAAATTGATATATATGACCCAAGCACGACCGTTTTGCCAACACTCATTACAGAAGAGATTTTACTCAACGATAACGAGCGTTTGTACTACATGAACACACCTCTAAAATATCTCGTACCAAAGGTCCAAAAGGAGTCGACCCTTTCCTTTTCTGGAAATCAGCCTCAACTTGAGCTCACAGCCAGTTTCCCCGTGCAGACAATTGCTTGGTTTTTTAGAAACAAAAACTATGAAAATGTGTCTGACGGTCGTTACTCGGACTCGAGGTACAACTATGGATACACGACACAGTTTATCGCTACGGGCATTCAGCTCCAGTTTCCTTCGGGCAACTCCAACTTTGTAGATGTGATTAGTACTGCAAAGATTACTCTGAACAACGTGGACATTCTCAGTACTTTCCAGGGCTCTCTTTATTACTCGTTCAAACAGCCTTTGGAACATGGGCTGTCCATTCCTTCAAAGAACATCTATACATACTCGTTTGGGCTCACTCCAAAAGAGTACAATCAGGGTGGGTATCTTAATTTTTCAAAGCTTAATTCGCAGACAACCTACTTACAGCTTACTTTCAATCCTCAATATACATCTCAAATTACACAGGGATACAATTTGTATCTGTTTTATTATGGGTACACTCTATTGGTGTTTCAGGGCGGTTTCGCAACAACTCCTTTTCAGTAAGGAGATACGAGATGATTCCGTTGATAATACACCAACGAATAAAGTTCAGTTGGGCGCAGGTTGTCGTGAGACCCTTGAACTGGATGCGCTCCGTGCGACAAAAGGGGTCGAAGAGCTTTTTCGAGTACCCATCCAGACTCGACTTGTAAGCTACATGGACCGTAAAAAGCTTACCGTTCGGGGCGGTATAGGTTACTTGCTTTGTCTTGGCATAATTCGTCACAAACCACTCAAGCTTACGAAGAGAAATACCTTTACGGTGCTCCAAAATATCAACAAGTTGTTCTTGATTTTTTGGCTCATCAAAAAAACGCTCCAAACTCGTGAGCAGAAGTGCCGACTTGTTCATTAAGTTACTAAAGAGCCTGCGCCTTAAATAAATATCGTTTAATATAAATGCTATTTTGTGAGCAAATGCAAATCTCCTCGGTCTCCCTCACGGTCCCCTCGGCGTCAGTCCCCAAAAAAGAGTTTAAATCAAGCGGTTAATCAATTGTTCAAAATAGGACAGCGTAGACCTCTCACTCTTAATGAAGCAAACGCACTTGTAAAAGCATTAAATGCACAACATAAGCTTATGAACATAGCATTCAAAAAAACACGGAACAGTTCTTTCAGGACTCCCACGGTGCCTTCACACGCTCGATAACTTTTGGAACTGTAGGAGGAACCTGACTTTGATGAAACCCGCAGTATCCATTCTCCTTGGGTTGTTTGAGACACCTCTTTTTGTTTTTGAGAATACCTTTACAGAATGTGCACTCGACTTTTGCAGAGTCCTTCATGAGACGATCAATTGGAATATCATACGTCTTTGAAACCAGCTCGAGGGCACTCACGAGACGCAAGTTGACCCGTCGAGTCACCTCCTCCTCAATGAGCTCGAGAATCTGTTGTTCCATCTTACTACTTACACGGTTGAAACTTTTAAGACCAATCGCGCAGCGACTGTGATTCTGCGGAACTGACTTTCAAGACTCATCACGGAACAGTTCCCGCGGAACTGACTTTTAGACCGAACCGACTCAGGAATGCTTTGCGAGCCTCCATCTCACTTGTGCTTGTCGTCTTGACCATGAATTTCTTGTCAAAAATATCATCCGCCTTGACCAACGGCTCCAAAAGGTCCTGAACTGGCTTTTTGAACTGATTGCTAAAGTAATAATCATAATCAAGCGGTATTCCCTTTTCACGGACCCACGCCGGGTCCTCCGCCTTTTCAAACATCTTTCCGGATCCTTTGACAATCACGAAAGAGACTCTGTCACCCTGTTGGGGCTCGGAGCCGGGTGCGCGGGCTCTCATCTTGTCTCTGACCTCCACGTGAGCCACCTTGGTTTTGTAAGAGGCTGCGAGCTGCTTACTCATCAAGAGTTTCTCCATGGGGACCCGACCATTCATAAGCTCTTGAGCCGCCTCACGTGCCGCCTCTATGACGGGTCTCGGGTCACTTGACTCGAGAATCATCCCGAGGAGCTTTTTCAAGGTTTCACGCACGAAAGGACAACTGTCCCTTCGGACCACTTGGAGACCCTTGACGTCAATCTTTCGAAAGACCACGTGGTCCCCTTTCTTTTCATACATCTTTGCCGCGTAGCGCTTTTTACTGTACAAAAAGTATGGACAATAAATCTTTTCAAGTTCGAGGTCGTTTGGTGCCTTGAAGAGCTTGGTACACTCCTCCGCAGCTCTTTCCCCGAGCGTCCACGAGTAGTCGATCGCCTCCTGTCCTTTGCGCCCTTGGACATCAAACTCGACCATCACAGAGTCCGTGTCCCCGTACCTGACTTTAGCACCCGGAAAGTTTTCCTCTACATAATTCTTCGTTTGTTCAATCATTTGTCGTCCTCGGAATGTAACAGTGGATGCGATGGCCACACAGGGAAGCATGCCCTTAGAAGCGCCAGTAAAACCATATATACTATTCATTGATACTTTATACGCAAGCTGCTTACCATTGTACACCGCCTCCATCGGCGTCCCTTCTGCAGCCGCCATATCTTTCTTGGCTTTTTTACGAAACGCCTTGAGGTCCATCAAGATGACGGGAAGGAGTGAGGGCGCGGGTGCTTGAGCAAACCTATACGGTCCAAAGGTTTCGTAGGTAACTCCTGGAAGATTATCGTACTTGGGGTCCATGACCAGTGTAGAATAACACAGGTTTTCGGCACACATAATGCTCGGGTACAGACTCGCAAAGTCCAAAGCAGTGATTGGGGCATAATACGCACCCGTCTGCGCCTCAAGCACGGTCGCGCCCTGGTACTCGTCACATTCCGGACACACGTTTCCGGGCGCATCACATGATCTACACTTTGGACACAGTGGCGGTTTTCTACACATTTTACATCGTCCTTCAAATATTTCTCCATTGCAGTACTCTCGAACACATTTTGAAGAAATTCTAAATGTTGGAATCACAAAATTGAGTTCACGCGCCTTTTTCGCCATTTGAGAAAAGACTTTAATTTGTTGCCCTCTCTCACTCAGATACGCAAGGGGGACCCAGCACGCTTTTGCCATCTCGACCACATTCTGAATCTGGCACAGCTTTTCCATGAGTGCGTGAGGCAGTTCGGTATCCTTGATACAGTAGTCAGCCACCTCCCCGAGCTTCACAGGGTCACCCTCTACGAAGCGCGCAAACATCTCTTTAGGGGGCATATCAAGCTTCTGGTCTTTCAGAAAATGTTTCGAGACGTTGTTCAGGGAGTAACTTTCGAGCTTGTGTTCCCGCTTGACATCTTGGAAAAGATCAAAGACGTATCTTCCAGTCATGGGCACCATTTTAAGCATATTGTTCCCGAGTGCACTCGAACTCAAGTTTTTCTCTACAAGTTCGGAAATTTCACCTTTGATTCGACCCCAGTGAGGCACGAGTCCACAGTGGATGGTCGCTCGGACCAAAAGGTACTCGAGATCAAACCCAAAGATGTTCCAACCTGTTATGATATCTGGATCCACTTTTATAAGATGCTTTTCAAAGGCTTGAAGGAGTTCCTTTTCAGTCGCG